AACATGGCTCTTGGTACTGGAGCTAGTGGCAAAAATAATTTGACAAGCAGCACAATGGGAATCTACCTTCCGGGCGCAAAACGTGCAAAGAATGGTGACCCGTATGTAGCAAACGATGGTCCCGTCAACGTCCACTCTGGTGAAGCAGTTCTTACTTCAGAACAAGCCGATGTATGGCGAACTGCGCTTAAGCAGGGCGGGCTGGGTAAGGGCGGAAACCAAGTCACTATTAACCTGACTATTGCTCAAGCTTCCGATGACGAAGCTCGAAAGTTTGCTGAGACAGTAAAAGACATTCTTGAAAGAGATAACCTTATCCAAAGTATGGGAAGAAAATAATGTTGATTCAGAATCCCTATTTAAGGTATATTGCTACCGGGCACCCTTCTAGCCCTACTTTTTGGAACAAACCTGTTATTTTAAATGCTCGTTCAAAACCTATGAACACCACACTAATAAGCCCCGATTTTGCGGAAGCGCAAGGAATTGCAAACGCTAAAGGGCTGTCTTCTTATGGAGATGTTTACCGAAACTTACGTGATACCGGTACCATCGATGGAGGAGGAGGGGGGGACCCTGCCCCAACACCGCCGCCTCAAATTAACTACTCAGGAAAATCTTTTGAGTATAACGTTGGGTGTGTTAAAGACGCTTACTTTAGTCCACGAGCTTCTTTTAATCAATTGTTGTTTAAGGACGCTTCAGGTTCTATCCAAGACAAGCCTGTAAAGGTAGAGTCTTCATCACAACTATGGTCTGCTGCTGGCAAGACTAAAGGAATGATTAGTTTGTTCCTCCCTAGCAATCCAGACACGACTATGGATGCGGTAACCCCCCCTGAAGGCAGCGCATTGAGTCCTTCGCAATGGGAGATTTATTCTTTTCAGTTCCATTACAACCCAACGAGTATTAGCATGACGTACTCAGGTACGCCACCAATTGATATTGGGTTGACTATCTCCGGTCAGGACCCATTCAATCTTCTTGGGCAACAGGGCAGCCAAAGCACGATTGATTTTGACCTTGTGCTCAACCGTGTTGCGGACTTTAAGTACTACGACGATAACGGGCGCATCAAAACGGAATACCGCAATAAAGATATTTACTCTCCTCGGATGCCTCGTGATGCGGCAGAAGAGCAAGAGATATATAACAAGGGGACCATGTATGACGTGGAATATCTTTTGTCTACAGTGATTGGGTTTAAATCAGACACCTCTTTGCGCGGTACCACCGCAGACTTGGGCTGGCTAACTGGTCGCCCCGTGAAGGTAAGCCTTGGAAAATCTTTGAAATATGTTGGAGCGATTGATGGGTTCAGCGTGAACCACACAATGTTTGACACGCGTATGGTACCTATTTTTAGTACCGTAAAGATTTCGCTCAAGCGAGTTCCCGACTTTGTTGGATTGGCGTAACCATGATTTATAGCGATAGTAGATACGCAAACGGAACTTTGTACTCCGCGTACAACGTACGTAAATCAGACGTAGACGTTTTTGTTAAACGAGAGTTCCCAAGAGCTAGGGCGGAGTACTTTCTTTACACATGGCGCGAGTCGGACCGCATTGATTCGGTTGCATACCGATTCTTTAATACTCCGGCTGTCTGGTGGAAGATTATGGACTACAACCCAGAAATTGGTAACCCTTTTAACATCCCTGTAGGAACAGTGTTGCGGATTCCTCATGTCCGTTAACAAATCCTTTGGAGGAGCAAACAACAACAACCCTACGGTAAAGAACCGTAAAGGGACAACCTTTAAGGCAACATTTCCAACTATGCCTTCATTGGTGACAGACCCTCGTCGCGTAGAGATACACCAAGGGCAGTACCAACACGACGTACTTATCATGTCTTTTAAAACGACTGGTACCAAGTGGTTTGAGGACATCCCTACGGGTCTGCCTATCAGGTTCTCGTGGAATCAGGTAGGTCTTACTAAAGACTGGTACGGATACGTGTCGTTTGTTTCCCGTACGAACGCGTCACAACAGAAATTTCAAGAAATGGAAGTTCATTGCGTCGGCGCTTCATTCCCTTTGAAAGAACGTGCCAACCGTGTGTTCAATGAAATTACAATTCCAGAAGCAGCTCAAAAGATTGCCTCAGAATTTAACTTGAACTTTGTAGGGGACAGCCACCCCCGCAGGTTTCCCCAGCTTGTTATGGCAGGGCATTCTTACTGGGAGTGGCTCGCTGAACAAGCAAAACGTATTGGGTTTGTTTTTCGAGTAGATGGGTCGAACCTGTACTTTAGGCAATTAGATAAGCACGTAGACTCTTTGGTTTCTTCCGCTCCCGTGCTTTACGCTGGCGATGCTCCAACTTTGTACAAAAACAGCTACGTCGAACGAACGTTGGACAAACTTGTCGTGCTTAAAGGCGACCACATTGAGCATGGCGTTGTACAGCGAACAGAGAAGTCTGTTGGCGGTGTAGACCCCAATACTTCTGAAGCTTTCTTGGTCAGCGCATCCCCTAAGTCTTTGGGAGAAAATCTTCGCACCAATCAGAATGATGTTCTTTTTTCGGAATATCGTTCGGACCAAGTAGCCACTACGTACACGGAGTCTGAGTTGATGTCTGCGGCTGCTGCACAACTTGCCCGGCTATCCATGCCCGCAAAAGTTCATGCTCAGGGGGACCCTCGTTTAGAGCCACATACCCCCGTCTACGTTTTGGGAACAAGTAGTTTGACGGACGGGTATTGGCTTGTTCAGAATGTTGTCCATACATTTAGAAAATACGACGACTACATCGCAACCATGACGATTATTACGGACGGTACAGGGGCTAATCAGGTCGGCGCATTTAGAGGGCGTCAATCGCCTACAATTAGTACTGTAAATATAGGCAGTTTAATTAATGACAGTAGTGGAATTAGCACGTTGAATACTCGGACCAACACGGCACTTGTTCAACTTTCCCCTTCTATCATCCCGTCTGAGCAAGGATTTAAACGCAGTCCTGCTCTGTGGACTACGAGAGGAGTGTAATGTACGAGTCCCAGCTAAAGTCTTATGAAGCAGCAATTGCTTTGCCGTTCAGAATTACTCCTCAGGGTGGAATTGCCACCGCTTCTAGTCAAGCAGAAGTTTGGCAGGACCGTGTTCGGGGGGCGATGAACACGCGAATGGGAGAGCGCGTCATGTTCTCCAAATTTGGAACAGACATTGCTAACTACGCGTGGTCTACGGTGACAGACATTGAAGAAGTCATTTTGTCAGAAGTAGAAAACTTGTTTACTTCTACATTCCCCACATTGACTCTTGACCAAGTTACGGTTGAGTATGACGAGCTTAACAATCGAGTACTTGTAGACGTAGAGTACTCTACCCCCAACTTAGATAAACTTAGTACCACGGTGGGCATGGCAGTTGTTGCTGGAAACTTGCCTATTTATGAGGAGAACCGATGACTGACCCAACCCCCGCGCCTATTTTACAAACCCCTGTTATGGTGGACTACACCAACCGGGACTTCTATGCACTTCGAGAGCAACTTATCCAACGTGTAAAAGACCGCGTCAATAATGGCTCTGGGTACTCGTGGTACGGAAATGATGAGGCAGACTTTGGGGTCGCTCTCATTGAGGCTTTTGCGTACATGGGCGACGTGGTCAGCTATTACATAGACCGAGTTGCAAACGAAGGAACAATAGTCACGGCTTCGCAACGAGAAAGTGTTTTAAACCTTGCGTATTCATACGGGTACATTCCGCTTGGGTATAGGGCTTCTTCGTGCACTATTCAGTTTACAAACTCAAAAGTAGGCGGAGCGTCTTCGGTACCTGCTGGGACAGAGCTTCGGGCAGTTTTGACAACAAATGATGTTGTTGAGCAAGTTGTGTTTACAACAATTACAGATGTATCCTTTGCTACTTCTGCTGTCAAGACTATTACTGGGGTGTCGGCATCTGGCGGAAACGTAACGTACACCTCAAACAGCCACGGGTTTACTTCGGGAAGTCTTGTTACTGTCACTGGCGTATCTCCTGTCGGGTACAACGTGGATAGTGCCATAATTACAAACGTTGCTACAAATACATTCACTATTGCTAGCAACGCAACTGGCGCTTATGTTAGTGGGGGGACCGCCCAGTCTGCCCCGCGTACGGGTACAACAACAGCTACCCACGGACAAAATGTCGCCACTCGCACGGCAAACTACGCCGCGTCACCAGACATTTCGGGAGAAATTCTAGGAATCTCTGACGGAACTCCTAGCCAAGTTTTTCAATTAAAAGAAACGCAGGTTGTAGACGGTTCAATTCAAATCTATGTGGTTACCGGAAGTGGCGCTAATAAAACTTACGGGCAATGGACAGAGGTATTGCACTTAGCTGATTACGGTCCAACTAGCGCTGTGTTTAAAGTTATTAAAGGCTCTAACAACACCATTTATGTGCAGTTTGGTGATGGTGTATCGGGAGCTATCCCCAACAATTTGTCTACAATCAAAGCGCGGTATGTGTTTGGTGGAGGAATTGTCGGTAACGTTCCCGCAAACAGCGTCGTCATGTTTAACTCCGGAACATTTGATGGCGTAAGCCTGACTAATACAGACAACGCTACTGGTGGACTAGACCCTGAGGGAATTGATTCTATTCGGAGTAATGCTCCTCAGGCGTTCTCTGCGTTGAACCGCGCGGTAAGCCTAACTGATTATGAGGGACTTGCTCTTCAGGTAAACGGTGCGGGTAAAGCAAGCGCAATTGCAGATGTGTGGTCGTCAGTGACGTTGTACTTAGCACCTACAAGTACAGACGCTACAGACTTGTACCCCGGTAAGAACACGTCTAACTCCGCTGTGGTCCCATCGTGGACGACTTTGCAGACAGACGTTATCGAAGCTTTGACTCCTAAGCTATTGATTGGAGCGTCTCTTACTGTTTCTCCTCCAACTTACACTCCGGTCAACCTGACCGTTCAGTACAGTAAAGTTCCTCAAGTTACTGATGCGACAATACAAGCGTCTATCAAGCAATACATGAGTACCTATAGATCGGAAGAGCACACGTCTGAACTCCAGTCACATCACGACCTCGTATGCCGTCTTCTGCTTGAACACAAAAACACCAACATTCGATCTCATATTATAGTCCGAACCCCCCATGAACCATCTTAAACACCACTCCACGTATAACTACTATACTAC